AGATTATGAATTTGCCGTTGCAATCACCAATGCAGACATATTGGAAAAGAATGTTATCCCAGCAGGAAATGCTGCGCTCTCTGGACTATCAACCTATGTCGGAAATGCCAATGCTGAAGCTGCTATTTTGGCTATCTCCGTTGAAATCTTCCAAGCCAGAACCGCCGCTGGTGGATCAATCGAAGGCGTAGATTTCGCAGTTACCCCTTATCGCCTATCTAAGAATTTACTCGCCAAAGTAACTGGCTTACTTGGCCCTTATCTTGATGTTGAAACGATGGTCGGCTAATGCCAGCATCAACAATTGCTACAGATGTTAGAGGCGCAATTAAGACCGCTTTGGCTGGTTGCGCTGCCAATATTTATGACTCAGTTCCAGAAGCGCCGATAGTTCCAGCAATTGTAGTTGTTCCAGATGCCCCTTATATGGAGCTTGAAGTCTTAGGCAAATCAACTACTCGCGTCAAATTAAATTACACCATAACTGCTTGCGTTGCGTATTTCAGCAACGCCGCTGCTCTGGACAATTTAGAGCAATTAATTATCAGTATTCTTGGAGCGCTAAACGCTTCCAAGTATGAGTTATCGACAGTCGATAGGCCGTCAGTAACAACAGTAGGAACGACCAATTTATTGGTTGCAGACATACGCTTGAGCGTCCGCTACGAGCAAACCGCATAGGAGACCCAAATGCCAACTACAGTAATAACTGGGCGCGATGTGACCTTCACACTTGATTCGGCCACATATGATGCTCAAGCAACAAGCGCAGTCCTAAGCTGCGAGACAATTATTGAGACTTATCAAACTCTTGATGGTCGCGCGTATAAGTCCGTTGATAAGCAATGGACATTCACAATTGAACTGCTACAGGATTGGGGAGCTGCTAGCTCTCTATTTGAAGGAATGTGGGCAGATGCTGAATCAGCACCTAACACCACACTTGCAGTTTCATTCACCGCCATAACTGGCGCAGTATTTGCTTTCAATGTATTGCCAATTTTCCCAACTGCTGGTGGAGCTGCTCCTGGAGCACTTACCGACACTTGGACAATGACAGTCGTTGGAACACCTACAGAGACCTTTAGTTAAGAGATCGGAGCATCGGGAGCTATGAAACTATCAATCACAATTGAATATAACTCTGGCGAGTCAGCAACTTATATTGCTCAACCGCCAGAGTGGGCTAAGTGGGAAAAGGCAACTGGACACACTATTACCAAGGCTCAAGAAAATATAGGAATCTGGGACTTAATGTTCTTGGCCTATAACGCTTATAAGCGCGAGAACGCTGGTAAGCAAGTAAAGAGCTTTGAGATATGGATGGAAACAGTTGCCGACATTAAGACAGGCAACGATGACCCAAAAGCCATCAGCCCGACAGCGTAAGGCGGCTATTAGTAATAGTTGCTCTTAAGACTGGTATCCCAATGCAGTATTGGGATGATTGGGACGATGTAGCAACGGCAGTCGAGCTGATAAAGGAGATGGATAGCAATGGCTGAAGAAGTGTCAGCATTTGACAGGACAGAGCTTCGCCAAGTCTATAAAGCCTTTTCCGTTCTAGGTGACGAGGCCAAAGCCGAGGCTCGCCAAAGTTCTAATGCTCTTGCCACTTATTTGCAGACTGCAATTGCTGCAAAAGCCAGATCTAGGACGCAAGGGCAGCAAGCAATTAACAGAATTGTAAGCGGATCTAAAGTCTCTAAGACCAGCACTACTGGCGAAATTAAATACGGCTTTGCTAGTCAAAGATTTAGCGGTGGGGCAAATACTCAAATGCTTTGGGCTGGCTTTGAATTTGGCTCAAATAAATTTAAGCAGTTTCCTGCCTACTCTGGCAGACAAGGGCGCGGCTCTCGCGGATGGTTTATTTACCCAACGCTACGCCAAGAACAAAAGAATATTGTGGCACAATGGACAGCAGCATTTAATAAAATACTAGATAAGTGGGGCATAAGTGGCATCTGATTCAAGAGCCTTAACGCTCAAGCTTCTAGCAGATACAGCAGACTTTCAGAAAAAACTGCAAGCAGGTTCAAAAGACATTGACTCTATTGGCGAGCGCGCCGCTGAATTTGGTAAAAAGGCAGCTCTTGCTTTCGCCGCAGCTGGCGCTGCTATTGGCGCATTTGCAGTCAGCGCAGTCAAGGCAGCAGCCGAAGATGAAGCAGCTCAGCTTAAATTGGCTGAGACTATTCGCAGCACTACTTCCGCGACTTCAGATCAGATTGCTGGTGTTGAGAAATACATTACTAAGACTTCTATTGCTGCTGGCATTACCGATGACGAATTGCGTCCAGCATTTAGCAGACTTGTCAGATCAACTAATGATGTTGAGGATGCACAAAAGCTTCTTAATTTAGCATTAGATTTAAGTGCTGCAACAGGCAGGCCGCTTGAGGGAGTCGCCAATGCGTTGGGTCGCGCTTACGACGGCAACGCAACAGCGCTTGGCAAATTAGGTCTAGGCATAGATGCAGCTGACCTTAAGTCCCAAGATTTTGATACTACATTTAATCAACTAACAAAGACTTTTGGTAACTTCTCTGAAAATGAAGCACAAAGCACACAGAAGCAGATGGAGCGCGTTAAAATAGCTCTTGATGAAGCTAAAGAATCTATTGGCGCAGCTTTGCTTCCCACAGTCCAAGAGCTGACGGGATTCTTGCTTGAGAAATTTATCCCAGCGCTTGAGGCTTTTATTTCTGGTCTAACTGGGACTGATGGATTGAACGAGGGATTGACTAAATCACAAAAGACAGCAGTTGAGTGGGGCAAGAAAATTAAAGGATTTATAGAAACAGTCATTGACCTCAAAGATGAGTTGCTGGCGCTTGGAGTAATTTTAGGCTCTATCTTCTTGGCAGCCAAGGTTGTTGCTGGCATCCAAGCTTTGGCTGGTGCAATAGGTCTTTTGACAGTAGCTTTCGCAGGGCAAAGGACAGCAGCGGCAGGAGCAGCAGTAGCTACTGCTTATGCAACTGGCGGTGTCTCGGTGCTAGCTGCAACAGCGGCCTTGGCTGCGATAGGCGGCGCAGCTTTCCTCTATGGCAAATTAAAAGATGCTGGCGATGAGGTTAGAGCGCAAAGCACAGGCGCACTAGGCAATTTCTCAATGAGTGCTGATTCAGCTACAGATCGCTCTGGCGTTACTAAATCTTCAGATAAAGGCGGTGGCGGAGGCGGTGGATTTGATTTAGGCGGCGGCAAGGTAATTGCTCCAGTTGTAACAGGAACTATGCCTAGCTTCCCATCTGGATTAAATCCAACTGGCAAAGCAATTTCTTCTGGATTTGATGTTGCAGCTGCTAGACGCGGAGAAGAACGCGGCAATGTGATTATAAATGTCAATGCACCTTCAGCCATAGATGAAGAAGGATTTACTAGAGCCGTAGTTTTAGCTCTAAACAATAGCAATGCTCGCAACGGCGGTGGAGGCGCTATCCTTGGCGGCCTAGTAGTAGAATGACCCTCTGGAATCCAGTCTATAGAGTTAAGGTTGATGGCGTTACAGTTACTAGCGCTACTCTAAGCGGTTTAACGATTACTTCTGGTCGCACCGATATTTATCAGCAGCCTATTGCTGGCTACTGCAATCTAAGTCTTATAGAGACAACTGAAGCCTCAGTTCTTTATGAAGTAAATGATGCAGTAACAATAGAAGTCCAAGATTCTACTGGCGCTTATGTCAATCTCTTCGGCGGCTTTATTACCGATTTAGGCATTACAGTCCAAACTTCAGGATCAACGGCTACGAGCCAGCAGATAAAAATTGTTGCAGTAGGAGCTTTAGCGCGACTTGCTAGGGCAGTTTATATTGGCAACTTTGCCCATCAATTTGATGGAGATCGCATTGAGGAATTACTTAGCGGCGTATTATTTGACCAATGGAATGAAGTGCCAGCGGCAGAAGCTTGGGACGATTATGACGCAACTACTCAATGGCAGGATGCAGAAAATAGCGGATTAGGAGAGATAGATACTCCTGGAGATTATGAGTTGCACTCTGAAACTGGCCTGAATGACACAGTTTATAATTTAGCTTCTAGGTATGCAAATAGCGGATTAGGTTATTTGTATGAAGATTCGCAGGGCCGAATTGGGTATGCCGATTCGACACACCGAAGCCAATATCTAGCGACTAACGGCTATGTTGATCTTGATGGCAATCACGCCATCGGCCCAGCTCTTTCAATAGTCAAGCGCGCTGGAGATGTTCGCAATGCAATCACAGTTGGCTATGGAATTGGCAGCGCATCGGTAACTGATGAGGATGCAGCCTCGATATCGCTTTACGGCCAACTAGCTACCACAATATCTACCACTCTTAGGCATCAAGCTGACGCTGAAGCGCAAGCAGCCTTTTATCTACTTATTCGCGCTTATCCTCAATTTGCCCTACGGCAGATAACCTTTACTACGGCTAACCCAGAAATTGACAATGCCGACCGAGATAGCCTTCTAAATGTATTTATGGGTATGCCCTTGAATATTACTAATCTGCCAATCAATATGACCGATGGCGAGTTTCAGGGATTTGTGGAAGGTTGGACTTGGACTGCAGGTCTGAATCGCCTAGACCTGACTATGAACCTATCGCCTATATCTTTCAGCCTGCAAGCCTTCCGTTGGAACTCAGTCCCAGCGGTGGAGAGTTGGAATACAAT